GTAGCCTACTGCAGTATTATCTGCACCTGTTGTATTTGCACTAAGTGCTTGATACCCAATTCCTGTATTGTTAGATGCTGTAGTGTTCGCATCCAAAGCCTGATAACCAACTGCCACATTATTACCGCCAGTTGTATTAGCTGTTAGTGCTAATCCACCAATAGCTACGTTAGTTGCTCCTGTGGTGTTTGTTGTTAAAGTATCCACACCTACAGCTACGTTGTGGTTTGCAGTAGTATTAGCTATTAAAGCATCTTTACCAACTGCCACATTACTGTGCCCTGTAGTGTTTGCCTTTAATGCTTCAAAACCTAGTGCTGTATTACCATCAGCTGTGGTGTTTGATGTTAAAGCATCCACACCTACAGCTACATTATTTGAAGCTGTAGTATTAGCTATTAAAGCGTCTTTACCAATAGCTACATTACTAGCACCTGTTGTGTTAGCGCCGAGAGCTCCATAGCCAACTCCTACGTTGTTATCTGCTGTAGTAGCCGCATCTAAAGCTTGATAGCCGACCGCAGTATTACTAGCACCTGTAGTGTTAGCGCTAAGTGCTTGATACCCAATTCCTGTATTGTTAGATGCTGTAGTGTTCGCATCTAAGGTATAATTTCCGATAGCTACGTTATATTGTCCTGTGGTGTTTGCAATCAATGCTGAATCACCAAGAGCAATATTATGGCTTGCAGTTGTGTTATTTTGCAAAGCATAAGGTCCAACTGCTACGTTTGAGGCACCTGTTGTATTATTTAATGTAGAGTTATACCCAATAGAAACATTTGGTGTTCCAGTTGTATTTGCTCCTAAAGCATTTTGACCCAGAGCAACATTATAGTTTCCAGTAGTATTAGCGTCTAAAGCACCAACTCCCACGGCTGTATTAGAAGCACCTGATGTGTTTGCTCCTAAAGCATTGGAGCCAATGGCTATATTGTCTGAAGCCGTTGTCACAGCATCCAGGGCAGCAGACCCTATTGCTATGTTATCATCACCAGTTGTTATTGCTCCCCCCGCTCCATCACCTATTATTGTGTTGTCTGAACCAGTTGTTAAAGCATCAGCAGCAGAATCCCCAATAGCTACGTTATCCGTACCTGTCGTTATTCCTACTCCTAGTGCTCCACTTCCTAATCCTATATTACCAGCACCAGAAGTCATATCTAATACATCTGTAACCGCTGCGCCCGATCCTGCACCATCGGCAACAATCATTTTAACACTACCATTAGGTATAACTACATTTGATCCTGTACCTTGTGAAATTGTTACTGTGTCCCCCGCTGAGTTTTTAATTATCCAGCATTTATTTACTGTATTAGGTGCTAAAGTTACTGTACAGGCTTGTGATAAAGAACCTGTAAGAGTAAGTGCCATTGCTCTAGCAGCATCACTAGCTCCATCCGCCATAGTAATAGTTCCTGTAGAAGCATCACTTAATGCTTCAGAACCACTACCAAAGGCTTCTGCTATTAGTTCTAAGTTTGTGTTTGTTGTCGTACCCCACGTTCCACTACCGTCTCCAGTAGCCATCTCGTTGAGTCTTAGATCATTAACGTATGTACTTGCCATTTTTTAATCCTCTTTTATATTATGATTATATACCTTTTTTGTTCAATAGTTAAGCCACTTCTTCCCAATCTGGGCTTTGACTATCATCTATGTTTGTCCAACTTGGTGATTGACTATCATCTACTCCTGTCCAACTTGGTGATTGACTATCATCTACTCCTGTCCAACTTGGTGATTGACTATCATCTACTCCTGTCCAACTCGGGCTTTGACTGTCGTCAATTAATCCCCAAACATTAACAGTTGGCGTTCCTGTTGTGGCTGATTGTCCTGTTGGTGTTACATTTGCTTTACCTGTGGTTGTTACTGTTCCTACAGATGCTGTAGCTGATTGTCCTGTAACTTGAACCGTCTTGGGTAAAGATATCGATGTAGTACCTAATGCACTTGTAGCTGATTGTCCTGTTGGTGTTACATTTGCTTTACCTGTGGTTGTTACTGTTCCTACAGATGCTGTAACAGAAACACCAGAAACATCTACATCTGCTTTAGCAACAGTGGTGACTGTACCTAATGCACTTGTGGCTGCTACTCCAGAAACTGAAACTTGTGCATTGTGATAAACTGTGACAGATCCAAGACTTGCTGTTACACTTATTCCTGCTACAGGAACGTTAGCCTCTCCGTCTACATCTACTGAAACAGAACCTACTGTTCCAACAGCACTCGGTAAAACAGCAACAGCATCACCGTTAACACCAACTCCAGAAACGGCTCCAGTTGCGCTAACTCCTGTTGGTGTTACATTTGCTTTAGCAACAATACTAACAGAGCCAACAGACCCTGTTGCTGCGAGACCTGAAAGGGTAACGGGATTGGGTTCCCCCCAAGTATCCGAGCCCCACGTGCCTCGACCCCAACCCGTGATCGCTGCCATTTTTTAACTAAGCTATTCTTATAATAGCTGTGCTTGCTGCTGCTGCTGGGAAAACTATTGTAAAGTCTCCTGCTGTGGACGTTTTATCTCCACCAAAATCAATAGTAGCTACAGAAGGGTCGCCACTAGCTGTGTCGTTATAGATTAAACAGCCTCTAGCTGTAACCGTAGCTGTACCAAAAGTCAGGTCTGCGAAATCAGTGAATCCTGTCGTACCTCCACTTGTTGGTGCTACATTAGTAAGAGCAGAACCTCCCGCTGTGTAGTTTGTACCAGTTACTTGGTTAGTTGTAGCGTACGCAGTAGTTGCTGCTCCCATTGTAGCAGAACTGGTGTACAGTGCTAGTTTAAAAGAGTTTCCACCAGAAGCCTTAAAATTATGTGTTGCTTCTAATAATTCTTTTTTAAAACTTGTTGTTAATGTTGATGTTATTGCCATTATTTTATCTCCGTTAGTATATTAGCTAAATCTTCATGCCCTTGTTTAGCTAAAAGATTTCTCGTAGTGCATCGTTCACTATTGATGCTCTGTTTGATATAATAAAGTATTGTTGAATAAATAGCAACTCGAAAAGCCTCGGCTTGTTGTTTAATGTGTGGTTCTGCATTTTCAGAAATCCCACAAATTCTTTCTGTAGCTTTTTCTGCCCAGTACTCAGGTGGGTGTCCTCTGTACTGTTGTGTATCAACAGTTATATTGCCCAACCCACCAACCGTGTCTATTTTTATCATATCAGTATCTTTTTGCCTCTGGTGGTGTGTTTAAAATAGAAACCAAATCTGCGTTTTTTCTGTTTTCTTCCTCTACGGATTCTGTGTATTCTTTAAAACCAACTTTATAAAATTCATTTGTTTTTGGGTCAAACATAACTAAAGGAGGATTATCTAAACGATGATAACCATAAACTTTATCCTGTATTGGAATATCAGTGTCTAACAAACCAGATCTTGGTGCTACGCTCACAACAATACCTGAGGTGATGCATTTAGAAAGCCAAAACTCCACACATGCTCTTCCTGCTTCTGCAAAATGTAGATTACCTTTATATGTAAAATCTACACCAAACATGTTTATTCTTCCAACCTTGTTATACAGAGCAAAAGCTATAGCAAAACAAACAGTATTGTTTAAATAAGAACTTCCTGTGTCTTCAACAACCTCTAAAAGAGGGAACTCCACTAAATTATCACATCTCTCATCCAGCTCGCATGTGTATATTGGTCCTGGCTCTGTTTTTAAAACTTTACGCATAAGGTGTGTTTGACTACCTGCGTCATCTGAATCAAAAAATCTACTAGCTGGATCCAACATAAATGTTCTATCGGCTTGTTTAACTATTCCTGCCATAGCGTTTATTGCCCAAACTTCGTCAAATTCGTTTCCGTGTGATATGGCTAAATGATAGTCTAGTTGACTTTCTCCCATAGCGACTATGGCGATGTTCGCCCCTTCGAGTTCTTTTATTTTCATGCTTGTGGTGATCTCCTTACTTGGTCATATCTATATTGATCTCGGGTAGATTTACCTTCTCCAAGATTTTTTATCAAAGCTAGTGCCTCTTGAAATCTTTGTTCATAGATTGGTGATGTTTCATAATTTTTTAGGTATATCATAGCTTCTGCTAAACTACCGTATAACAATGCATTGGGAGCATTAGTAGAAAGCCAAGTTGTACCAGAATCACCTGCCGAAGTAAGGGATGAGGGTCTATAAAAATAGTGCAGCTCAAATGTATAGTTTGAATTAGGCGTTGGTGCCAATATAAAAGTATTTTCGTCAAACTCTGCGTAATACTTTGGTTCTCCCGTAGTGGAAGATGCGGGTGTGTAGTCCCGAATAAAACTTGGATGCTTTAGTTTAAGAAAGCTATAGTTAGAAGAACTGTCTATAACTGCTAAACTAAAGGGAGCTAGGAAATCAGTGGGTGATGCTAAATATGCAGAACCAGATGTTGCTGTTCCTGTTACGTTTTTAATAAAGTCGTCTAATTGAACGGCTTTTAAAATACGCTCTTCTGCAGATTTTATAAAATCATCTAAATGGTTAGTAAAAGACGTTTCTGTGGATTCAGCGTAATCTTGTATTGCAGTTTTTAATGTAGAATAAGTCCAACTCATTACATTATCCTGTAGTTACTGTTACAGTACCTAAACTTCCTGTAACTTCGTCCATATAAAAACTAGAACCAATAACGTCATTATGTGCAACATCCATAGAAACTGCGCTAACTCCGTCTGCGTTCACAGTATTTCCTGATCTAACTATACCATATCCAGCAGTTGGTTCTGATTCAGTTGGTCTTGGTTGTTTCAAAGCTTCTGGATCAACAGGAGGTCTAACTGGGTCTAGTTGGGGTGCTTTTGGTTCATAGCACTCTGGACAGACCTTAAAACCTGTCCATTCTAGTTTCATCTCTAAGTATTTATAGACAAAACCACATCTATCACACTCTGCTTGAGAATATTTACCAACAGCGTATGCCATTAAAAATAGCTCCTGGCTGGTACGAGATGCAGAGAAGCTCTATTACGGTCTTCATCAGCAGCAAGTTTAAAGTCTTGTTCATATTGTTGCTTTAATAATCCAGCTTTTTCTGGGTTTTTCTTTAAAGCAATATAGTAAGCTAACCCACTAGCCATACAAGGCATAAACCTTGAAGGTATTTCTGGGTCTTGAGCAGAAGCAGTTACATCATCTATACGCTGTATAGTATTTGCTACCAATCTATAGGTATATGTGCTGTCTGGTGTTGGCCACAGTTTTACAACTGGTGTGGTTTGTCTATCTAAAAACAACTGAACTGGTCTTCCTGTGGAAGACTTATCAGGTATGCTTAGATATTCAGCACGCCCTATACGTGTTAGCTGTATATCAGTTGTTGTAGAACCGTCGATCTGTCGTATGATTGCGGAAACAATGTCTATGTCATAAGAATTTAATGTATAACTATTAGTCCCAGACGTTAGATTAGTTGTAACTTGTTCTATTGTCCAAAGATTAATACCTCTATTAGACCAATCAGCGAACATTATATTTAATGATCGCCGAGCGGTCTCCGCATCATAGCCTGTCCTAAGCTCTAGCCCAGCTAACTCATATGCTTCTTCTATTGTATCTGCTATGGTTAACTGAAAGGTCTTAGTACCTGAGGTAGCCATGTGTTTTAAAACTCTTTAATTACTGTTAAAACAATAACGTATGAATCTCCACTAGCATGACCTGTAGTTGTAAGTTTGATGTCTCCTGTTTTTCCACTTGCGGCAGCAGTGTTCTGCAAACCACCTATGTATGAAAAGTCAACATCATCGCTATAGTCAGAATTTAAATCCCAACATATTGTATTGGTACTTGCGTTCCATAATAATTTAACACTCATACCAAAAGTTGAATAGTTGACTCTTGCGACTTTACAACCTGTGCAAGCAGCACCATCACTAATTCTCGCAGAAAGTGCGCTTACATCTATTTTGGTAACAGCCGATTCCCCAGTTCCGTCGGACGTATTGGTTAACTGTATAACAGCCTTTCTATCGTCATCAACAATTGTTGTTGAAGTTACTGCGTCAGCCATAATCTACTCCTTACTCAAATGGAGTGGCTAATGTGCCATCGCCATGTAAAAATGCTTCACAATGCCACACGGCAGCAGTAGTTGCTTTTAAGCGAATAATTCCGCCTACTAACCAACCTTGTGCTGCTGATCCTAGATCAATAGTATCATCATCACTAGCATCAGGTATAAAGGTATTAGTATCACTCGCAGTTGCTGGATCAAATAGTTGAGCAAAACCAGAAAATAAATCACTGGCGTTGTCTGTGTTGATTTGTCCTGCACCTGTAAAAGTTGTGCCTACTATAAATGTATAGTTAAGACCTGCTGCTGCGGTGGGTAATGTAACTACAATACCTGCTGCTCTGTTTAAAGTATACACTTTACCTGAATCGGTTGATTCAACGCTGTGTGTAGCACTTGTAATGCTTTCTATATTAGAATAAGAAGAAAGATATCCTGTTGTGGTGATATTACCGCTTGTGTCTATATCTAGATTGGTTGTGATAGCACCTGTTGTCGAGTTTTTGGAGATTTGTTCAAAACCCCCTTCGGATCTGACTGGTCCACTAAATGTTGAATTTGCCATAATTATTTCCTCCTACGGAAATAGTTCTATAGTCTTGGCGTAGTCTGCTAGGTCAGTCTATAGAACAAAGTTAATAAACCCTAGAAGTTTATTCTATATTATTAACTACAAAAAAGAAAGGGATCCGAAGATCCCTTTCCTAACGATTTAAAAAACCGTATTAGGCACCAGGAGAACCGTAAACACCTCTCCAATCTGACCAACCGAAAGAATATCTTTCTCTCGCTTTATACCTAACATTACCAGTTTCGAAGTCTCCTTCCATACCAGTTGCCATTGAAGCTCTTTCAAAGTGCTTCATGCCGTTAGGTGCATCAGTTTTAACAAACCATGCATCTGTGTCGGTTAGATAGTGGTTAA